CACCAGAAATTTGTAAAGAAATCATTCTTCGCTTTAAACGTGACGACAGAACAAAACCAGGAATAACAGTTTCAGGAAAAGTGATGCCTGATATAAAGAAATCAACCGATTTACCCATAAGCGGATTAGAAGAATGGAAAGATATTGATCAAATTTTATTCAAAACATTAACGAACGAAGTTGAAAAATATCAGGACACAATAGATAAAATCATAGGTGTACCTGAAATACCTTTATGGTCAGCAAATATAAAAGATGATGGATATAACGTAAAAGAATACAAACCAGGAGATTATTACAATTGGCATGTAGATACTTTTACTTTCGGAGATGCATGGTCAAGAACTATTGCATGTATTTGGTATTTAGACACTGTTGAAGAAGGA